GTACATCGCCATGCACAAGCAGGCGATCATGCAAAGAGCCGAGGTTGCACTCGAGCTCTTCACGGACATCATCCGGCCAGAGGACGACTTCGACACGGACGATGAAGGAGTGCCTGTTATGGCACATGAGTTAATTGACCTAACGGGGGATGAAACAGAAGAGGATGATATATAGGTAGAGTAACTTTCGCTACCTACGTTGCACTACGGTGCTACATAAACAATAAAAATAGTAGAATAGGATTTCATTCAATAAAGGTTACGATACCACCGCTACGCGGTTGTATCTTCACAGATAAATAAGGGGGCTAGAGATCGAGAAGTTCGATATCCATGTCCATAGGACCTGGGAGAGGAGCGCCGATAGCTTCGAGAAAGTTTCGACGTTCGTTGACACGGTCAACGCGACGACGACGTACTCCAGAAGCATAGGCACTAGGAGGATAAGCAGCTGGAGGGGCACGAGCGTTTTGAACAGCCATCTGGCGTAGTTCAATACGATTAAGCCGTACCTCCTCAACAACAGGAAGAACTTCAACAAGAGAATCTAACGAATAGCAAGACGACCAGATTGGTTGTTAACACCAGAAATACCAGCGTAACCAAGAGCAGCGCCAATAGCATAGTTTGTAGCAGAGGCCATAGCATTAGATGCTAGGCGCTGAGCAACAGGAGTCAATACTTCGCGAGCTCGCTCACCTGCTTGATTGGCATGCTGCCCAAGTATACGGAGACCGGCATCCGTATACGTTTCTTGCTGGGCTTCAGTGTGAGCAAAATCATGCTCACTAGTCATACCGCTAACCGACGACAACACACTAGGGTTACTAGGTGCCGCTGGTGTTCCAAGAATGAATGCATTCTTCTTGGGAAGGGCTTCAGTATGAAGAATATGTTCTACAGACAATGGACTAACAGTAGTACTCTGTTGACCGTCAACAAGAATAATCAGAACGCCCCAAGAATTCTGAAAATGGAAAAAACGTGTTAGCTGATCTGCCGTGGAGGAGCTAGTAGTCTGAGCGTAAAACGAACGAGGATCATCGTAACGAAAGCCAGTATCATCAATCCATTTGTTAATGACTGTCAGGGGCGATTGTGTAAGACTAGCCAAAGTGACTCGCTTATAATACGCCAGCCCTGCCATTTCATTGACACTGGTTGGATACGGCATTGCACTACTGACCGCATCGTTTACATTAGACTCGACACTAATACCAATATGGACAAATCCAGTGGCACTAGTTGGTGCGAGAGGACTAGAGATACGAATAGCATGCGCAACCGGACGAATAGCTTCAATTGAGTTAATAACATTCGCAGCGTTACGGCGAGTGTTATTATACAAATTGGGCCAAGAAACAGTGGCTGCGCCAGCTGTAATCGCATCCAGAGTAGCAGACGTGTAACTTGGCGCAAACGCCATACCACACGGACCACCGGCAAGAGACGGGGCAAGAATAGAAACAATGTCAGTATCGACATTAGCCAATGATGGCATAGTGTTACTGTCAGGAACCTTAGCACCAACAGCAGCTGGTTCAAAAGGATCCAGTTGAGCAATAGCAAAACGAGCAGCTGGTGTAAGTTCATTACAACAGGAGACTCGCTTAGCCCGAGCACGACGACGCACTGGAGCACGTCGTACAGACGCACGTCGCCGCACTGGAGCACGACGACGCACAGCCTGTCGACGAGCAGGTTTGCGAATATTTCCACTTGAACGACGGTAAACCATTGTGTAGAAGAAAGAAAAAGAAAAAGTGAGAGAGAACAACTGAACTGTTTAACTGGAGTTTGCTCTGAACAGAAAGAATTCAGTCCAGATACTTCCCAAACTTCAAGTTGGCACAGCACAGTAGCTTCTAGGTAATAATGTGGAAGAAGGCTGCTGTGCAGCTCTTCCACGCCTAGAAGCTAAAGCCAAGCCAGTCTGCATTTTGCTATGTCGCACACAACACGCACACGCAGCTGGGTATTCACTCTCAACAACTACAACGATGTCGACATCGAGCAAGTCCAATTTGTCGGAAAACGCGCCAAGTATATGGTCTACGGAAAGGAAGTCGGAAAGGAAGGAACACCACATCTACAGGGATATGTCTACTTCGAACACCCCAAGCAACGAAAGGGTCTCGCGAGGGTGTTGCCTAACGCTTGGCTTTCGCCAGCTAATGGCAATGCTCAAAAGAACAGAACGTACTGCACCAAGGACGGAGACTACTGGGAACACGGAGAAATCCCAATGGAGGCAAGCATGGCTCGCGCAAAGGGTGGAGCAGGGAATGCAGCCCGATTCACCACGGCGATCGAGCTGGCCGAAAAGGGAGACATCGAGACGATCAAGAGAGACGATCCACAACTATACCTCATTCATGGACCTCGGCTTGAGTCCCTCTACGCCCCCAAGCATGGGCCAATGGATGGAGAGCTGTTGCACGAGTGGTGGGTCGGTCCTACCGGGGCTGGGAAATCACGTTTGCTTTGGGAATTGTATCCCAATCACTTCCCCAAGAAACTCAACAAATGGTGGGACGGGTATCGGCACCAGGAAGTGGTGGCCATCGAGGAGTGGGCGCCCAAGAACGAATGCACGGCTTCGTCTTTGAAAGAGTGGGCCGACAGGTACCCTTTCACTGGTGAAATCAAGGGAGGTACACTTCAAAGGCTAAGACCGAAAAAGATCATCGTGCTCAGCAACTATACGCCGCAGCAATGCTTCTTGGCCCGCGAAGACATGGACCCAATTCTGCGCCGATTTACCGTCATGTACTTCCCAAAGGAGGAACAACACGCACGATTCCGCGCGGGTGCGATGAAAGAGCCAGAGGAGATGGAGATCGAGGAAGGAGAAGATGAAGAAGAGCCCCCTGAACAACCCCTCGAGTTTAGCCTGGATGAAGACCTTCCCGATCTAGACTTAGATGGAGACTTCTTTACAGACTTGTAGGCCTGGCTTCCCTTGTGCTTCATACAGCACGTATCATTGGCATTAATAGATATTGTATTTCTTTCTGGTTTGATTACTCGTTTCGCTTCGCTCCACTCGGTCTCCGCACCCTACGCTTCGCTCCGGGGCTACGCGATTAGATTGTCCATAGAATTGGGGGTGCCGGGACTGCGCCGCATCACATGACGTGAGGGCCCGGGGCGCGCGCTCGCAAGCTCGCTCAACGCGCTCCCTGTCACGTCACGTGAGCGTGCTCAAACATCTATGGAATCAGATTCTGATTCCTTCTGAGAATCAGATTATCAGAATGACTTAGAGTTTGTATACTATAGAGTATGCAAGAATGTACGATTATACTTGAGTCCACTATGTGATAATGTATGCTAGTATAAAATAAATCAGAGCGTCCCCTAGTACATAGGGGGGGACGAAGTGGATGGAAAGTGTATGGGATACGAGCGAGGTGGGTAACCAACCTCACTTCTCAACTTGCCGAGTAACCCACAAGCATAACCAACACCTCCACCAAGATGAACAACGTCCGCCGCAACCTCATCGATGCCATCAACGAGGCCGCTGTGCCGACTACACAAGTACTCGAGTACGCGGTGGACGCCAACGGTAACGAGATTCCCGAGCGCACACCTAACGCACGTCCAGCGGGACCGACTGACTCGAACGTAGTCGTGTTCCAAATGATGCTGCACTACAAGCGCCAACTTGAATGCGAGCAAGAGATCAACGCTATTGCGATGAAGAAACTGAAGAAGGCGCACAACGACATGGCGTCGCTCCAACACGAACAACACGAGTTGATCCAAGAAAACCGACTTCTTGTGAACGCCAATCAACGTGGTGCTATGACTGTAGTCCGCAAACACCAAGCAGGTATGCGGATTGCAAAATGTCTTGACGACATGTTTGACACGATCGACCTAGTCATCGAGACGGGACTCGGAGACGACGGCGCTCTAGGAATGGAGTACATCGCCATGCACAAGCAGGCGATCATGCAAAGAGCCGAGGTTGCACTCGAGCTCTTCACGGACATCATCCGGCCAGAGGACGACTTCGACACGGACGATGAAGGAGTGCCTGTTATG